GTTGTACCGATGTCAATAGATCCACTTGATACCCTCAATCGTTGACATGAAGTGATACCCCAGTAAGCCGAGTCTACAGACTCACTACCGGCAAAACTGCTCGATGCAGTATTTTTCCTTGGGTAAGGGTTGTCCTTGTCATCGGTTGCCGGTAACGCTCCAAGACTCCAAATGTCAGGGCTGCATAAGTCAAGGGTAACCGTGCTGTATGAGGTCGTAGGAGCCACAACCTGCCATCTTTTCGTGTTGCCGTGGTAATCAGTCAGTTCGATGTAGCCGGCTTGGTTGGTGCCGCTTTGTGCTTTTATTTGTATGGCAAGATACCGGTAGCCGCTGGTTCCTTGGTAAGGCGTGTATGTCCTGTCGTTCCCTGTGCCGGGGATAGAACGGTTGTTTGTCTCAGCGATAGCCCAACCGTTGAAGCGGAAGCCACGGAACAACACCCGGTTGTCGTTATCCGAATCACCGTTGGTTGTTAGTCCGGTGGTAGACAATGCAGCTGATATCCACTCTGGTACATCATTCAGTGATGTTGATAGGCTTGCGGTACCAACCACTGGATCTGTAAGGGTAGTGCTTGCGCTGTAGTCGTTGAAGGTATCCTGACCACCGTATGACCCGCCGGAGCTTAGAATCGTACGGGTGCCACCGTCATAACCGGTAACAAATACATTTAGGTTGTCGGGGTACGCACCCTCCCAAGCACGTATCCTGCCGACAATCGAGACAGCACGAGCAAGGCATACCGTGGTGCTGATGGTTCCAGAACCGGACTGATAGATTCCAAACGCATCAACCTCACCCTCTAGCGATAATGACCACTCAGTAGCAGACTGCATCCCCTTGGTTTGTGCGTGTGTGATATCCGGTACGGTGGTTCCGTTTATTTTGATGTTAGTGACACCAAAGTTGTGCGTCTGTGGCCCGGTACAGAATCCGGAAGCACTTAATGATGCTTTGTAATTTGCTGTTTGTCTTGTGGCGCTTACGGTATTTGTAGCCGTGACTGTTGACCCACCGACAGACAGACTACAGGCGGCGGTACTTCCAACCGTGCTACGTTCATACCAAGTGTAAGACGTAAGGCTTGGGAATCTAGTTGGTGCGACAGATGATGAAAACGATGCTTCGGCAACGTCCCAAAGTTTATCGGTTCCTACGCTTGCGCTGAATGAGCCAGCATACGTTGCCGATCCATAAGCAAAGTAAGCGGTAGATGTTCCTGATGCAATCGTTACCGTTGTTACTTGTGTGGCACCGTGGCCGTTGTTTACTGTAACAACCGCTTTTAGATCCCACCCCCAAGTTGTTGAGTTGATTCCGTAAGTTGTACCATCAACAGCTATTGAACCAGAAAAGCCTAAGTGATTACTGAATGTAAAGTCGGTGTACTTATCAAGGTACTGGTCTTCCCATGTTGGCGGTATCGCTATACCGATAGGGTTGATAAAAGTAATGGTCACGTCTTGCGTGTGATCCATTGCAAGCGTCGATGTACGGGTACCGTCAAGGTATGGCATTAGATTTTCTGCCCACGGTAAACGGCTTTGCGTACTGAGAATCCGGATGTCTGCTCGGTTACAAAGTCAATCGATGGGATGCCGATAATACGGTAATCACCCTTTGTTGTAGTACCGTCAGGTTCCATAATCCGAACAACATCACCAAGCCAAAGCGGGCGGTTGTTACTGCTCAAGACCAATAGATCCGACTCCCACTCAATCAATATTCTGCCCGTAGTCAACCGGCTGTAAAGGATGTCGCAAGCAGCATCAACCGCATCCTGTGTCGTAAGGGTTGGGTCTCTTAGTTGATACGGTACTGGGCGCCCACGCCAGTTGTAGGGTCTGCTTGCAGGTGCCGTACTTGCAGTCTCTGCAGCACCGTCTACCAGTGACTTTGTGATAAACAAGCCGGTTGCCGGGTCTTGCCCGACAACCTGCACCTGTGTTGCCTCTGGTGTTTCGTAGTGGCTTGACATAGCCCGTACAACCCGCTTAGGGCGTAGTACTTCAGTTACACCAGCGGTTGTTGCAGCTGCGATGCTTTGGTATAGCGTGATCGCTGGAGTGGTTGTAGCCAGTGCCGGGTCAATCCAGTAATACAAATATCCGGATGTAGTAGGCATCCAACCGGTGATGTAGTTAGCAGCATAATCGTTCTTGAGCTTGTCTATGTAACCACCGACCGTGTCGAAAAAGTCAGGAGCCAAGGCATACTGACCCTTAGAAATGTTAGGGCTGTAAGGCAAGTCAATAGATGGAAAGTCACCACCAAGGTAAGGTCCTGAGCCATCTGGATAACCTGCTATTTCGAGCAAGTCCAATAACGCACTGCTGAAAAGTAAACCATCGTAAGGGTAAGACTCCACGATGTAAGCGAGGTCAAAGTCACGGCTACGGTCTTGTCCGGCATAGACAAAGACCGACCAGTCCCTCGTCGTATCGCCTTGCTCGTATGTAATCTCTGGTGGTGTAAGGGTGCCACGGAATACGTCAATATATGTTGGTGAGACTGCGCCGTCGCTTAGGGCAATCCGGATTGGTCGGTCTGAAGTAATCTGCGGTTGGTCTACTCCCGCATCCGTGATGGGCTTCCTACGAGTTGTAAGTGAGCAAGTAGCCCTGCCGTCATCGTCTACGCTGATGCTTACCCGCTCAACATCGCAGGTGATGTCTACCGGATCATTGGCGGTTGAACCGGCAGCAGGTTGATACACCATGTCAACTTCATAGAATCCATACGTTGCCGCACCTGTTGCGCTTGTAAGGCTTACCTTTGCCCGTACGGACGTTATAACACCGTTAGGCGTGTATGCGGTTAGGTCATCCTTTACCACGCTGTAGGAAGCGGATGCCGTGCCGGTGCCTATCTGGTCGTAAGCAAAAGTATCAGTGAAGGTCGCACCGGTGGGAGGTGCATACCGTAACTTCTTCACCGGGCTGACGGCATAACCTGACGTAGCAAATTGCAGCTTTGCCAGCTGAACGGATGCTTGCCCAGCAGGTACCAACCAAGAGAACGCGGCGGCAGGTGTGATTGTATTACTCGTCAATGCAGACAGGTCACCAAAGACATGACTAAAAGCTAACCCGTTAGATGCAACCACGACAAGTTCACGCCGTCGGCAGGGAATCATCATAATACTGATGAACTGGGAGTTTACCGATGATAGAAAAGCAACATTAGCAGTTGGTGCTATGTTGGAATCATTCTTTTGATAACTACCAACTAGCACCCCAGACTTGTACACCTGTGCGCTTCCGTTAGCCCCAAACCAGACCTCTACAGAGCCAGCCGACCCGACACCCCACCCTGCCTTAAGAATCGTGCTATCGTCCGAATCCTTTAGTCCCGGTACATAGAGGGACAGATAGGCTGATTGGTTAGCACTCCATGCCGTGGTAAGCGTAGCCCGTTCAGTAACGTTCAATGACTGGAGGTAATAATCACCTGATGCTTTGATCTGCATCTGTTTCCACGATGCTGCCGTCGGTAAGGTGTAGTCGGTCTTTTGGAATCGGGCGTAGTTACCAGCAAAGGTTGTACGCCATGCAGCCGTAGTCGGTAGCGGGGCAAGCATCAAGGTTAGGGTAGTAGGGTCAAGCCAGACACCGCTACTCTTGGCTAAGTCCCATGTAGTGCCGTCAGCTGCAACAACCAACCGCCCTTTCTGTGGGCGTGGTTCTGGGCAGTCTACTTCGATCAATAAAGGCCAAGCGTTCGCCATCAGAACCTCTTCATAATTCCGGGCGTACCGTTGCGCCTTGCTTCATCACGGATAACAGATCGAACTGCTCGTTCCAACTCAGTACCGGCAGGTATCAAGCCACGGTTACCACCGCCCATGAAATCACCCATCCGGATACCACCACCACCACCTACAGCCATCTCTGCAGCCGTAACGCCCATCTGTCCAAGTTGCCCACCACCAAGCGTCTCACGGCGTAGGGTAAGAGCATCAGCCGCTGTTTTCGTATTGTCTGCAATCCTGCCAATGTTGTCAGCGATTGACGGTCCACCTAAACCACCACCGGTGCCTTGCGCACCACCGTAAATCATGCCACCCGGTAAACCTTGCGGACCAAGATTACCCATGATGGCTCTTTGATACTGGGCTGCAATCTCATTTGCGTTGGCTATCACACTTGGCAACATAAAGTTTCCAGCAGTTGGTGCAAACTTTGGCGGTGCTAGTGTTTGTGTCTCGATTGGTATTTTGCCGGTATTTGGTGGCGCAAGTAATCCTACGTTAGGTAACTCACCACCGGGTAGCTGAACCGTACCAAGTGTCAAGATGGCAATTGCCTGTTTTAGACCTGTAAGGATTGGCTGTATAAACTCAAGAAACGCAGTACCGAAATCTTTTACACCACTACTGAACGCGTCTATCAACTCGTTATACTTACCGGCTGCCCAGTTGAAGGCTTCACCGAAATAGTAAATCATCGATTCTTTTACGAACTCAAAAGCAACACCCATATCATGCACGGCAGCGTTCCAGAAGTTTGGAATCTGACCCATGTAAGCAAGGATGTTTGCGATTGCTCCAACCATCATCTGCTGAAAGTTTGCAACACCAGTACCGCTTAGAAACTTTGAGAACACATCCTGAATAACACCACTTTTGCCGATAGCAGTAAATACCTCACCGATTTGTTTTCCGATGTTAGTAATCAAATCAATAAGGCGCATGGTGCCACCTTCGGCACTACTGAATATGTCAAGGATTCCACGACCAATAGGTAAGAAGGCTTGCTCAAGCGCATCCTGTAGATTCTCAAACGTGGTCAAGGCAGAGGTGGTTGCCTTCGGTAGTTGCTCAAGCCCTGCAATAATTTTGCCGATGGCAACGTCTGCTGATAGTCCCATCTTTTGAATGGCTTCAGTGGATGCAGTACCAAAGGCTGAAACCAAGACCTGCCGGATCTGCGGAACCCGTTCGGCTATCTGGTTGATTTCTTCAGCTGAGATTGCGCCCTTGCTGGCTATCTGACCAAGGGCAAGGATGACCCCGTCCAGTTCTGATTTGCCTTTGCCAACCAATGCAAGCGCATTGCCAAAAGCCATCAATGCCCGTTCAGATGTTTGAGCAGATAACCCTGCGGCTTCAAGGTTAAGGACACCCGCACGAACCTCTGTAAGCCCCAATCCGGGGAGTTTGGCTATCTCCTTGAGTCTACCTAGTTGGGTTTGAAGTTCTTCTGCATTCTTCGCATATGCAGCCAAACCACGAACCTGCGAGTCATAAGCCATTGCAGCTTGTACCCCGGTTACTGAAGCAAAGGAGTTTTGTGCTATCTCGAATAGCCGGGTGGCATCTGCCGCAGTGCGGATTGCTTCTCCAACACTTTTAGCCGACTGGCCTACCCGGCTCAAAGCACGAACAGCAGCGGCTTCACCAACTACAGAAATCTTAGCCGTCAGTTCCGCTACTGTCATCGTTACCTGCCTCCAAACAATGCACCCAGCATTTCGACCTGTTGCTTCTCTATCTCTTGTCCGATCATAGCCACCTCGGCTATCTGGTCAAGGGTTAGGTCGGTCTCTGACGGGTGCCGGTTGAGATACTTCACGGTGTAGTAGGCAACCTGACCTGCTACACCTCTGAGTCGTTTTTTGCGTCTTTTACCCGTCCCTGTAGGTCATCTGTTGGATACCAAGAAATGAACTCACCAAGGATTCTAAAGAACGTCTGTTTACTGGTTCGTGCTAGATTGCCGAAAGCCCGGAGTGGTGATTCTTCGGAGCTGTCCGTAGGGTCTGCCACGTAGCAACGACCAAGTAGATAGATCTGGTACAGCATCGCTTCGGGAAACTCAGCGAATGCAACACGAAGAGAGCCGAGTTCCTTGGCATCCGGAAAGAGGTCTGCCGCTTTCGGTTCACGGAAGCGTAGCTCTGCGCCGTCACCAGCGACATCGGACAGGTCTACAGTAAGTAGACCTTTGTCCGTGTCCTTAGGTATTTGTTTTAGGGATTGTAGTGCCATGGCTTAGTGTACTACGACCAAGCGGTAGTCACGCCATTCGCTCCAAGGGTAATGGTTGCCGACTCAGTAAGCGCTTCCTCGTTAGCGATGTTGAGTCCAGTACCAGTTACAACGCCAACAAAGGTCTTAGCGGTAAGGGTTCCAGGCGTAACTACAATCTGGCAGTAGTAACCGTCTTTGCCAAAGAAGATAGGGTTTACAACGGAATCGACCAAGAACTCGACCTCAACGGATCCGTTAGCCTTGGTTACCTGTGCTTTGTTCTGAGCATCACAAAGTGCAGAGACATCAACGGTATTCACCGATGAGGAAAAGCGTACCGAGCGAGCGATACAGGTATAAGTTTCAGCGGTAAAGGCTGAGGGCGTGCCGTCTTGGTATCCACCGAAAGCAACCGTGACAACGCAGTTTTCCCCGATAAGCGCACTTGTTCTTGTAAAAGGCATAATTTACTCCTACTGTTGCGTGACGAATCGGTACACCGCTGTCACTCCAAAATCTGTACGACCACCACTTTCCAAGCCGAACGTTTGAGCAGTTGATTCCCGCCGCACATAGAACCTTGGCGTGGTGCTCGAAACGTGAATATTGTCAAGTAGTGTGTCAATGCGAGACATGATGGTAGCCGAGCTTGCCATCGATACCGCACCACTTGCAGTATCCCACACGGTGATTCTGTAGGTTGGATAGGTAAAAACCCGGCTACCGCACAGCGTGTCTTGGTCTTGCCCTGCGTTACCAGCACGGTCAAAGACCACATAAGGTGTAACCGGTTGCTTGCGTGATATCGGGTCTATCTGAGGTGCTATGGTGTTATAAATTGCCATCTGGAAACCGTTAGGCTTGTTATCAGGTGCAAGCAAACCCATCAAGGTAGCATCACCTGTCAGGGTGTCGTAGATCCACTGCTCAATCACCGCTGGTTCAAATGCCATCAGTTTCTACCCTTCAGGATAACTTTCACAGCAGCTTGAAAAGCCGGTGCTTCTTTTTCAACTGCCGGACGCAGGAACGGTCGAGCCGGTACGTGGTTGCCAGCCTTTGACATCCAACCAAGTTCCAGCGGTATTCCATACTTTGCATTCACGCGTACCTCGGCAGATGTCTTGCCGGTCATCTTGTTGTAAATGCTTCCAGCCAGAATACCGGTGTCGCTGTTAGGTGCAGTGCCTGGAGGGCTTGAATAGTGCGGATGCTCTTTACGTCCGGGATACTTTCTGTATTGCCCACTAGACATCTCAATGCTATCTTTTGCATTGCCTTCGATGTTAGCGGCAGCAGTTCCAACAGCAACGGAAAGTTGGCGTAGATTCTTTTGATAAGAATCTAGCCGTACTTTCTTCAGGCTTACCGACATCTTTATCACGGAGCAAGAACCTCAATCTCTAAAGGCCCAAAGCGCCGCACCGTGGTTGACACCGTGAAGGATATCGTTAGCCGGATGTCTGCCGCTGTGGCGTAAGCCGCAGGGTTGAGAACGCTAAGGATGCCTTGTGCGCTGTACTGCTTAGTCAAGGTAACCGATCCAGACGGAAAGGTATACGTCGAGCCGGTCTGGATGTTGGTGAAGGTAGCACCGAGAGTGCCGGTAGTAATGTCAACCGGGCTACCCAACTCATCCACCAACCGGACCACGTAACTGTGCCAATCACCGACCCACGCGCTGGCTTGTATGACCTGCTGAGGGTCTTCGGTCAAATCATAAATCAATGCCATTAGATGTCCCTCACATAGATGCGCAAAGGTCCGAATATCTGCGTATCAGATGCACCTGTTGTGCGTGTAATCGTTGCAGTGTAGGTTCCTGGCGTGTTCGTAACCGTGGTAGTCAGAGTAAACTGCGCCCGTCCATCAGCTGCATAAGTTGCCGTACAAGCAAGAGTGCTTACAAGCGTTGCACCTGAGTTGTAGATTTTAGCCGTTACCGTTGCGCTCGTGATATCAATCCCTGCGCCATTGTTGTCTACGCACTGGATGTCTACTCCGTGCTGTGCGCCCTTCTGAATGTCCAGCGGATCAGATGCCCCAAGACCATCAGCCTTGACCTCAAAAGGCCCCATGCGTACCAGAGCGGCAGATGTAACCGGGGTAACCAACTCGGCGTTCACGTACTGCCCAAACGTACCGGCTGTCGTGTGGTTTGCACGTAACTCTTGCCAGACGTTAGACGGAATATCACCTACCTCTGAATCGATGCCGTTGACTACGTTATTTGTTTCCATCATGACACCGCCAAAGTTAGTAGCGGTGTTGTACCCAGCGACAGTAGCATCCCACACCGCTGCGGCTGTCTGCGCTGCCGTCAAGCCACCAGATGAAAGCGTGACCGTCAGCACCGCGCCGTTCGTACCAGACGCACCACGCACCACGATAGTGACATCAGAAGCGCCAGCCGCAAAAGCGGCGTTAGGCACATCCAAACGATACACGCCCGGCACGAGGCTCGAGCTTATCTCAGCAAATCCACCAGATGACCACGCGCCTGTAGGTGTCTGCGTTACCAGCGTTATAGCCACCGGAGCGCTCTGGTTGCGGACGTAGTATGCCGCTAGACCAGAGGTGGCAAAGGTTAGCCCTGTAGCACCGAGGTAGAGTTCTACGCTTTGTGAGGTTGAGCCCGGAGCGATGGTGATTGCGGATGCGTTCCGCTCTGTTGGTTGGTAACCAGTCAAGGTTGAAAGATTACGGTATGTAACCGCTCCAGCATCCGGTGTAGCCCCTGTCCACGTCACACCAAACATATCGGTAGCAGGTGCGCCAGATGATACGCCGAATCCAGCGTTTACACTTCCAAATGTTGAACCATAAGCATAGACTGGAGGTAGACCAACGAGCGTGGTGTATCCTAAGTCCATCCCGTAGACACCAACAGCAGATGATGTTCCAGATGCCGTAACACCTGTGAGAGTAGCGTTAGGGTATCGATTATAAGTTTCCACCATTGAACCAGTTGTAGCCGTTTGCAAGAATCGACCGGCATTCAAATACATACAGTTTTTAACAGCAAATGGCGTTGTTATATTCCAACCATATTCATGCACTATTACACCAAATGTAGTCGACCCTCCGGTAAATGTACAGTTTGTAACAACACCACCGGTCGGGAAAGTTGTACCAGCGCCGGGGGATGTGTATATGGCCGCTGGATATACAATGTTATTAGGCACATTGAAAAAACAATCAGTCCACGTCATACCTGAATCATAAGTGGCGGTGTGTTTTGGAATAGTAAGGAAAAAACAAAATGCTGAATCAAAAATACATTTAGTACAACTTAGACCCAATGCTGTACCTGCCGCAGTTGTCATAGAGATTGTGGAACCGGTGGCTGTCGTTCCCCCAGTCGCTCGAATAGATTGCATGTAACATTTTTCAAATGTCCAGTTATTACATGTCGTTGCTTCTACAACACGAATCTGATTTTGAAAAAAGATATTAGACCAGTACAGGTTATTCTTACTTGTTGCAGTGATTACCGTTCCAAGTGACGTACTTAAAGTATCAGTACTAAAACCAGTTATGCGGACTTCACCAGCAGCTACACCAGAGAACTGTGAACCAGTTGGGTCACCGGTAATGTAAGTCGTAGCCGAGTAAGTACCACCAATGGTCACCGCCTCACGATACACGCCGGGAGCGATGTAGAGCGTGTCACCTGAACCTATACCGGTGGCTCCAAGAGCCTTCTGTATTGTCTGCCACGCTTGCCCTGATGTGGAGCCAAGGCCAGTATTTCCATTAGAGCCGTCTGTTCTGACGTAGTAAGTTGCCATCAGTTAGCCCCAACAATATCCTGTGCAATGAGGTACGACATCTGAAGGACGAACCCACGCTGTACCTCTTCGGTCTGCTGAAGCCACCACGTAAACAAAGACGTGCCATCAACACCGTATGTGCCGATTACGTTATTATCACTGTCGGTGATGTCACCAAAGATGAGCCAGTCAGTGGATGGTGCTGGTTCCTTAACGACCGAGAAGTTTACAAAGTTCATTTACCCACCTTCATCGCATTTGCTTGCACACCCTTAAACGGCATCGTAAGGAACGCCAGCACAGAAGAAACCGCAGCGGAGACACCAGCCGCTATCGCCTTCGAGCCGTAGAGTGCCAGCACTGCGCCGAGCTCGCTGAGGTCGTGTGCTTCGGATGTCCGGATGCCATCGCCGAAAACGCTCGTGAAAGCAGCTACGAAAGCCACGATCACAACGACCACCAACCTCTTGATTGAAATGCTGTTCATTGCTTCGCCTCCAACTTTGTAACCTGCGTTTTCAGTTCACCGGTTGCAGTTTCCAGTCTACCGATACGATGCCCGTGGTCTTTGATCGTTGCAGTGTCTACCGCTCCACGCTTGTCCATACGGTGGAGGAACTGAATGATGTAGACCAGTAACGAGATAACAGCACCTGAAACGCTGATGCCTATCGTAGTCCATTCCGATGCTGTCATGATGTACGCTCCACCAGCCCTACGTGCTGTACCAATAATTCAGTTTGTCCAAAGTCAGTCCCGATCACATCGTAATATCGGGCATCATCGCCTACGCGGTAAACCCTGTCCTGCGGCATCACGTCAGCACCGACAGCAACAATCAGCGTCCATTGTGCAGATGACTGGATGCCACCGCCTACGATTGATTCTGTGTCATTCTGGTTGGTTAGGCGGGCGTTGTACTCGGCAACCTTGCGCCATGTCTCAGTGACTCCACCACGGCCATCTTCGGTCAAGGTGAAGCGGTGAATCTCTACCCGGTCTTGGCACAAGTTGCGTACCATCCCGGCTTGTATGGTGGAGCGGAGAAGTGGGCTCATGCGAACACCATCGGTCTAAACTTGTCGGCCATCGTCAAGCAGTTCTGCATCAGTTGGGAAAGCTTGACATCTGAGGTGCCTTCTTTAGCATCGATGTCTGCCGCTACTCTGGATGCTTTGATCAGCCATGCTTGGCGGGTTGCTGTCCTGACATCGTAACGCTCTACATTGATCGGGCCTTGGTCTACCCACATCAAGGTAGGGTCTCCCGTGCCATCTTCCAGCGTGTAGCCTCTCACGTGGTAAGGAGAGTAGACCGGGTAATCGGGTTGTGTCGTGCCTGATGTTCCAGCCACCCGGCACTCGTAGACCCTCCCATTAGGCGTTGTAGGCACCACACGGTCACCTACTGCATAAGTGGTTGCCGCTGTCCAAGTGGAGAAGCGTGAGAAGGAATCCAAGATGGAACCGATGTCCGTAGTGGACATCTGCGGGTAACTTTGAGCGGACACAAATAAGGATACTTGTGCGATTGCCTCGGCTCTGGTCATCATGCCCTAAGTATCCCACATGGGGCATAGCCCGGATTGTCAAAAGGAAAAGCCCCCGGCACGTCTGCCGAGGGCTTGAGATAGAACCGCTAGGCTTATGTAGCTGCGGATGCTCCGACGATAAGGCTTCCCGGTACGCGGTTGGCTGCTGTTGCATCCACGTTACCAATGTCAAAAGCCTTGAACGCAAAGCGCTCCGTGGCCTTGAACGCGAGTGCGTCTTGGTTGAAGTAGTACTGGTCGGATACTTCGATGGTAACCGTACGACGATCGCCGAACGCTGTACCCATGCTCAGGTCACCAAGCAAGATATAAGGCGTGGTGGCTGCCAAGGTCTTAGCCATGTTCTGTACGAAAACGACTGGATATCCGTAAAGCATAGGCGTAGGACCGTATGCATTTTGGATGTCCATGATGGAGTTTCCGCCGAGTGCATCAAGCAAAGGAGCGATGGCGTTGTACCAAATCTCACGATGCATGAACCACTTAGCCTGTGCAGCATAGGTCGGGAGCTTTGCGACCATGCCCTTAAGGTTAGCCAACGTAGGTGAATACGTGATGGTCTGACCGGTTGTAAAGACCTGCAAAGAAGCAATGTTAGCCTTGGTGGCGTTGCTGCTATAAACAGCATAGAGGATGCCATCAAGACCAGATGTGCTATCGACTGCGTTGTTGAAAACAACACGGTCTTCTTCCTTCGCAAGGACATAAGCCATGTCACGGGCAAGGGTTGCACCAAAGTCAATGATCGAGTCTTCTGCCAGTTCCTTAGATACCTGAGTAAGGACAGATGGTTTCTTGGCTACAAGGTTGACCTGTGCAAATGTCAGGTCGGATGCCGTGATAGCGGTATTCTCCCCCGGATAGTACACAGTGGTCGATGCCGTTGCGTTAGGAACGTTCAATACATCAGAACTCATCGGGTAGATGCGGCAGTTCTGGCGAGCAACACCGAACTGCTCACGCAGGTAGATAAGGTCGGACGACAGTGGATCTGGAACGGTAAAACCACCAGCGGTTGTCGTGCCTTCAGACTGTGCCTTAAGGTTGGCTTTTACCCAGTCGGATGCTTTGCGGTTGCCCATGATCGAGCGTCCCCATTGACCCCATGCGTATGCTTTATAGTTCGCTTCGTCACGGGTACCAACGAATGGATTGCGTCCAATACCACCGGACTTCCAAGGCTGTTCTGCTGGTGCTTCCGTTGCTACTGGGTGGCCTTGT